ACTGGAATCGAACCAGTAACATCCAAATTAACAGTTTGGCGCTCTGCCTGATTGAGCTACAGGGGATTGTAAAGTAGATGTATTAATACATCTACGACGCCCCGTGGAGGATTCGCACCCCCGGCCGCAAACTTAGAAGGTTCGTGCTCTGTCTCCTGAGCTAACGGGGCAAACTAATCAAGGATAGTATACACTATCCAGTTGTGTTTGTCAAAACAATACGAATTTGTCTTTATAGTCCCATGCATATACTTCACGGTTACCTTTGATACCCCATCCTAACCAGTAGTATGCGGGTTTCATATAATATGAAATACTTTGATCATGTCCTTCAAATATAGGAAGAGCACGTTGGAAGATAGGTTCATTAATCATCCAACGAACCTGACCTGAAAGTGATGATGGATCACAGTTGTACTTAGCACAAAAGTTTCCAAGACCTTTATAGCGTCCAATACTAGTCCACTGGATCAAACCATACCCACCAACCTTACAATTAGTATAGGAGACGAGAGCACCACCTTCACAGATATTGGAGATGAACTTACTCTCTTGCTTGATGTTACCCATGATCGTAGCAAGAGCATTACGATCAGTAATTTTTGTATGTGCCTGCAATTCTTTCAGAACATATTGTTCAGCAAGCGTACATTCAGGACACGTCCAAGTTTTTATGTGCTGTTCAGCAACCACTGGTGGAATAGTTGCTGGTGGGGGTGGCATCAAAAATGCCGTAAGTGTCTCAAGAATCATAGTTAAAATAATCTTTACGGTAGTAACGACCGAGAACATTTCCATTATAGTATGCAGGTGTGCCATCTGTCAAGCTTTCAGTAAGAACTGAATATACAAAGAGTTGGCGGGTCTCTTCGTAATTGACTTTACCTAAGGTAGTATGTAAACTTAAAATTTCTCTTTGAAATTTATCTTTACCTAATACTTTAATGTCTTCTTTCAGTTCTGGACAAGAACCGTAGTACTTTTTCCAATCAGATTCCTGTTTAGATCTACGATTCTGACCTTTCTTCTTTCTAAAAGACCAAAAGTATTTTCTACCTATGTACTTCCTACCATTAGTGGTGTTGGTTATCAAGTATACAAAACCGTAGTATCCATTAATACTATCGGTATCAAATACTTTATCCTCATGCCACCATGGATTATCGTACATATAAAAGTCATCACTAACCTATTTATTCTCTTAAAGAATACCTCACCTTCAGAAATAGATAAAATAAAAGTTCACCTAAATTTCTTGGACCTAATTTAAGCATACAGTAATTTTTATCAGAGATGTTTGGATCTGCATATGCTTTTAGTTTCCAAGAAGGTGAAGTCATAATTGGAATCCTGCAAAAGTATCTTTCTGCATGTCATGCACAATACCTCCACACAAATAACTCTCAACCTCAGTTTCTTGAGGAGCAACCTGAACCTCTTTTGATGACAACCAATATTGCATCCAAGGGAGTGGATTATTCTTGGCAGCAATATCATATTCTGGTTTGAGACCAATTGCTTTCATACGACGATTTGCAGTCCACTCAACATATTGCTGAAGAAGTTTTGCATTGAGACCAATCATTGAACCATTACAGAACAAATACTCTGCCCATGCCTTCTCTTCATCAACTGCATTCATAAACATCTTTCTCACATATGGTGCCTCCTCTCTTGCAATCTCTTTAAACTCAGGGTCATCTCCCTCTTTCCATTTGTTGAGGATGTTTTGAGTAAGGACAAGATGCTGGCTTTCGTCTCTGGCGATGAGAGAGATAATTTTAGCGGATCCTTCCATAAGTTTAAGCTCACCAAATGCGAAACTGCAAGCGAACGAAACGTAGAATCTGATTCCTTCCAGAATGTTAACATTAGCAACTGCTCGATAAAGTTTGCGTTTCAGAGAGTAACGATCATACTGTCCTGCAGTATGACCTTCGCTAGCAAGTTCCCACATAGTACTTGTGTCGTACTCATGAGCATGTTGTAGGAAGTCATCATAGGATTCAGTTACTGATGATGCTCTCTTCAATATGTTAGCGTCATCAAGGATAGTGTCAAGCACTTCCGAAGGATCACTATAGACATTCTTAATGATGTGAGTGTATGAACGAGAATGAATCATCTCCATGAATCCCCATGCTGACATGGCAGATTCCAGTTCAGGAAGTGAGCAGTAGGGCATGAATGCCATGCCAGGTCCACGACCTTGTACAGAGTCAAGCATGATCTGATACTTCAAGTTAGAAGTATAAATATGCTTTTGTTCTGGACGAAGAGTTTGATAATCACCACGATCTTTTTGTAGTGATACTTCTTCTGGTCTCCAGAAATAACTAAGTTGTTGCTGTGTTAGTTTTTCAAAGACGGGATACTTTGCCCCATCATATCTTTGAACACCTAATGGTTGACCAAAAAACATTGGTTGTTTTTTAGTATCTACCTTAGTCGTGTTAAATACTGTCATTCCTTTTACGTTTGTTTTTTCAGATTTTACAAGATTCACAGTCGTCCTCTTCGTTGTTTTCTAGCTGTGCAATAAGTGATTCTAATTCTGATTTCATTTCCTCCAGTTCGTCATCGCCTTGATCAGATTTATGATCATATGTATTGTGATAATATGAGGTCTTCCAACCGTACTTGTATGTAGTTAGCATATCACTGGTGATAAGAGACATTGGAACTTCTCTGTTAGGATAATGTAAAGGATTATAAGTCCAGTTCCCAGAAATTGCCTGGTCAAAAAACTTTTGCATTACAGCAACAATTTTAATGTATCCTTCATTACCAGGCATATCCCATAACAATGTGTAATTGTTTTTCAGGGTATTGTACTGTGGAACAATTTGCTTAAGGTTCCCCTTTTTACTCTTCTTAACGGACAAGTATCCTCTAGGTGGTTCGATTCCATTGGTTGCGTTTGACACAACGGAACTGCTCTCTGAAGGCATCTGTGCGGACAGTGTTGAGTGCCTAAGACCGTGGGTAATGATAGATTCTCTAAGAGTTTCCCAATCATAGTTATATTCTGGTGCTACAAGTTCATCTACATCTTTTTTATAGGTGTCAATAGGAAGTACACCATCAATATATTTGGTCCTATGGAACCCTTCACATGCACCCTTCTCTATAGCAAGTTGATTAGATGCTTTAAGTAGATAATATTGAAATGCCTCAGCAAGATCATGAACTAAAGGCAAAGCATTAGGATCTTCATATTTTAATCCATTCTTTGCCAAATAATGAGCAAGACCAATAAAACCTACCCCAAGTGATCTACGTGCCTTTGTAGCACGTTCTGCTGCCCTTACAGGGTATCCTTGATAGTCGATTAGTTCTTCCAAACCACGCACAGTAAGATCACAAAGTTCTTCCAGATCATCAAGAGATTTTAATTTACCTACATTGATAGCAGACAGAATGCACAAAGCAATCTCACCAGCATCATCATCAATATGCTGAATAGGATCTGTAGGAAGAGTGATCTCTTGTCAGAGATTACTCATACTAATTTTATCTTTGAAGGAAGAGTGTGAATTGCAGTGGTCAATATTCATAATGTAAAGACGACCAAATTCAGATCTCTCCTTCATCATATCTAAAAAGAGTTTCTGTGCAGAAATCGTCTTTCTTGGAGTAAACTTATCTGATTCATAACGCTCATAGAGATCGTCAAAGTGAGGAAGCCCAAAAGCATCATACAGACCTGGTACGTCATGCGGTGAGAAGAGGCTAATCTCTTCATTCTTAATGAAACGTTCGTAGAAAAGTTTTGAAACTTGGATTGAGTAGTCAAGTTTACGTACCCTATTGTTGTAAGTTCCTTTATTATTTTTAAGAACAATAATATCTTCTATTTCTTGGTGCCAGATAGGAAAGTGAACTGTAGCAGAACCACCTCGGATGCCGTTTTGACTACAGCAGAGTACAGTTGATTCAAACTTTTTAAGGAAGGGGACCACACCTGTGTGTTGTACCTCGCCGCCTCTAATTTTAGAATTGATCCCACGAATTCTGCTTGCGTTAATGCCGATACCAGCACGTTGTGCGACGTATTTACCAATAGCCATATCACTGCTAAAGATACTATCGAGGGTGTCATCAACATCAACGAGAACACAAGATGCAAATTGACGTAAGGGGGTTCTGACCCCCGACATGATCGGTGTCGGGATGTTGATTTTGTGCTTGGAGATGGCATTATAATACCTTTTAATATAGGATAATCTCACATCTTTATCATAATCAGCAAAGATCGTAATTGCAATCATCATGTACATGAACTGAGGAGTTTCATAAACTTCCTTAGTACTACGATCTTGTACCAGATATTTATCAACTACTTGACTAAGACCAGCAAAAGTAAACAACAAATCACGATCATGATCAATCCACTCACCAATAGTATTCAGTTCTTCCTCAGTATAATTTTTCAATACCGAGTCATCATATACTCCCCAGTCAATACATCTAACAATCTGTGCATATAGAGTAGGATGATCCCATGAGAATCCAAACAATTGCTTACGCAATCCAAATAATAGAAGACGTGCAGCAACGAACTGATAGTTTGGATTCTCTAAACTAATCAAATCATTAGCAGATTTAACAAGAATCTCTTGAATCTCTGCCGTGGTAATACCATCATAAAATTGGATACCCGATTGGATCTCTACTTGACTTGCAGAGACCCCTGTGAGACCCTCACAAGCGGCGTCAACCATCTTGTGCATCTTTTCAAGGTCAATGCTTTCAACACGACCGTCTCTTTTTTGTACCTTTAGTCCATTGCTCATACTTTTTTCCACTGTGTAAATTTGAGTGTTGCTTCCAGTCCCTGGTAGGTGTTTGATTCTACCATACTTTGAACGTCATGTCCAGCAAGTGTCATGTCGTTCAGATCTTTTTCTGTAATATGTTTTGGAAAGATAACAACTTTGTTTCCTTTCTTTATCTCTGTCTCAATTTTATTGATAATCTCTCTCGATCTGGGTTCGTTGTCGAATGCATATACGAACTGATAATCGTAACTGCTAAGGTTAACATCACTACCACACATAGCAATAGCGTTGTCAATGAAATGACTGTCGAAGGGTCCTTCTGTGACATAGATTGTCTCCTTTTCATTTACTCTATCCATTCCATAGATCTTAGTTTTGCTATCATCTAGCATCACTGTAATATAACGTATTTTAGATTGTGGATACACAGATCTACCTTGGTATCCAAAGATACCCTCCTTATCCCTGAGAGGAATTATTATTCTCGACTCATCATATCGTGTATCTTTAAAGACCTTCTTGTGGGTATTAGTCCATTCTTTAAATTTCGGACAGAAATAAAAAGAATTTAGTGGTAACTTACGTGCCTCAAGATATCGACGAGCGATGTGTGTTTTATTTAGATCTGAGATTTTCTCTAGATCGTCTAGTATATTCTTTTCAAATTTTGGTGGTTTAAATTTGAACTCTGGCAAAGGAATACTAGTACCCTTACCAGTATGACCTTCACGATATGATTCCAGAACAAACTCTGAGTACAATTGTGAATCAATGTCCTTTAAAAAATTAGAAAACGTTCTCCCCATACCACAGTTGTGGCATTTGAATATGTAAGATCCTTTCTTCTGAAAGAAATACCCCCTTGCACGATTCTTGTTTTTCTTTGAATCGCCACAATAGGGGCATCTAAAATTGTAAGTTAAATCTTGTTTCTTAAATTTCTCTAGACGTGAAGAAATGAGGGAGATGTACTTCCTCTCCAAATGCAACATAACCAAGGTTCGTTTCCACGATACTAGCAAACTTCTTATCGTTTGTCAAGACCTTCATAATGGGTGGAACTAGTTGCAGGACTGTCACAAGAGTAGCAAGTACAGCACCCGCACCGATAACAAACTTTGCGTTGGTATCCACTTTCTTCTGGATTTTATCTATCCTGTCACTAACTAATAATTTATCATTTTCTTGCCTTTCCTTCATCTCCTCAAGCATACCAATAATGAGTTTGTCTGCTCTATCGGATTCATCTAATCTATTTTCATGACGCTCTAATATAACAGCAACTTTATTACTATTATCTGAGATTGTTCCAACTGCTCTTTCGAGCTTGTCAAGCATCTCTTTCGAGAGGTCTTCATAAATATCCAGTTTTGATTCTAAAACTGCTAATCTACCAAAACCAAATGACATTATAATGAATCAATAAACTGCTGAGACATTTTAAAATTCTCTTCAATCATTTCACCAAACTTATCTTGAGTTTCTTCACTCATTTCTAACCAAGTACGAAGGAATTTCTCCTGCTGTTCCTGTGAAAGAGTAGCAAACTGCTCATTCAACTGAGTAAATTCACTCTGCCAATCAAACTCTTCTTTTTTATCTTTGGTTGATGACACTTTGTTCACATCCTTTGCTATTTGTTTCTGGCGTTCACCAGCTTTCTTTGAATAATCTTTTGCCTTTGCTTTAGATAATGACTGAATTTCTTGCTTACGATTAACAGCACGTTTTTCACGTTCCTGCTTCTTCTGTAGTTTACGTTTCTGCTGAATCATTCTCATAGCAGAAGAAACCTCATTGTTTGAGTTTTCTTCTTCAGCAATTAAGGGTTGAGTTTCCATAGTTTCTTCTTTTAATCTTGCGTTTCTAATCCTTTGAAAAATATCTGTTTTAAATTTACTCTTCCTTTTCCTTTTCCTCACAGGAGGTTCGTCAGGAGGAAGACCAGCAATAGCACCAGAAGATGCACTGTTGGTAGGAACTTCTTCGGTATATACTCTACCGTTCATTTTGAGCGTAAGCACTTTCATAACTTCTGAAGTTCTTTCATACAGTAATTATCTATGACAATTCTATCCTTATTTATCTCAGGATATCGATTCAAATAAATCATAAAACTTTTAAGAATTGACCAATATTCATTTGATATTTTATAAAACAACAACGGCGTTGCTGCCTCACCAAATACATTATAAATTATGATCATATGATTTAAAATCAAATGCAATTTAAGATTGCCCGTCTTAATATAAATTTTGAGCAATCTTTTTAGATATTTAAATCTCTTTAAATCATCATAGAAATCATCTTTAGTGACTGCTTGAGGATTATCATAAAATTTAATAGCAAAGAAGAGGTAGTTATCCTCATTCAACTCAGTAAATTGCATACATTATTACGCGATAGTAAGAGTCAGATCAGTACCAGATCCACCAGCACCAACTGTCTTACTTGCGAATGCAAGTTCAGAAGCAACTGAAGTACCCTTATCTTCAATAGTACCACTGATAGTTTGATCAGCAATAGAAAGGTCTTCTGCTTGTGCAGGAACAGTGAAGTCAAACTCAAGACGGTTTGATCCAGTTCCACGTGCATAGGTTGCAGTGATAGCACCAGTTACAGAACCAGTAACAGCAAGGGTTGCACCTGCAGTTACATCAACTTGCTCGTTGTAGATAACAACAACGGTTCCGACATCACCCTGTGTAAGTGCTTCCTGCTCAAAGAATACAGCAGTAACATCTGCTTCACCAAGTAATGCAGTTGTGGATGTTCCACCAGCAAGACCACCGATTGCTACAAGAACTTCATCCCAGTAGCGAGCAGTATTCTTATCAGCACCTTTGTAATGGCGAAGAACCCAACCTTGCTCGGTTGCGAAACAATCTTCTGCAAGTCCATTTTTATTAACACGGTCTAACCACTTTGGTTTTGACTCGTCAGTTTCTGTTTTTCCCCAGAGAGGCATTGTTAAACTCCTGTAATATAGATGAGATTACGTTATAGAGATATTTATAAAAAAAAGGAGGGTCACCCCTCCGAGGTATCAACCTTCTGTAGGTGCTTCAGGAAACAATGCCTTCTCAAGTGCATCTACAAGTTGATCGTCTACAGTATTATCAGTTCTAGATACTGCTTTTTTTGCAAGTCCAATAAGGAATCTCTTAATAAGATCATCCATATTTTCGGGAATCTTATCAACTGCCGAGTTAATAAGATTAATTGCTAATGGTAGTAAAAATTTAGTCATGGTATTAGAGAACTATGTTCAATTTATATATCAAAGATAGCGTACTTTCAACTCTTCAATATTTGATCTTAGTGATTCTTTAACAGTGTCTTGATACTTAACACGCTTCACTTTAGAATCTTTCTTGGCAAGTGCCTTTTCAGAACCATCATCATCCTTGTCACAACCACACTCTTCTTTTACTCTCTGGACATCCTTCCCAGAACCTTTCAGTTTCCTATTCTTATCAAATACACCCATAGGATCAGTATTATCATCAATTGAAGGATTTACTTCTACACCTTTTACATCCTTCTCAATAAGTTCAGTTCTCCAGTCAGAGAAACTTTCTTTCTTGGTTCCTTTCTTTGCCTTAATAGCAGAAGAGACAGCACCACGTCTCTTTAGCAGATAGGAATCAGATGAATCCTTGTCACCATCATTGTCAACGTCACCGTCTTCTTTACCAACGGCATCAAGTTTCTTCTTCTCTTCTACATATTCAACTTCTTCCTTAGCGGTCTTCTCAGAATCTGCAAATGCCTTATCTGTAGGGGCACCTTTGTCACCCTTACTACGCATCTTCTCACCACTCTTTTTCTTAGCATGAATATTGGCATAGAGACCGTTCTTCTCTTCCAATTCTTCCTCTTCCTTTACACAATTAGGAACTTCCTTACCACCTTTCTTCTTAGTTCCTTGTGCTTTGTAACCTTTCCAACATGTAGAAGCACCAACGTTATCACGTGCTGCCTTCATACCTTCGGAAAGTTCTTCACCAGAAACAATGCTTGCATATTCAATAGCAAGATCTTGTGTTCTTTCAGTATTGAATGATTCTAGAATACCTTCAACAATTTCACCAGACAAAATAATTTCATCCATCTTAGATGCAATTTCCTGTTGCTCTGCAAAGGATAAACCTAGCATCCACGCAGACAATCTTACATTAGCACTCATCGTCTCTTCTTTAATCGGTTTAGTTTTATTTATACGTTGTTGCACTTCGGCAGGTTTCTTCCACATATCATAATCAGAACCTGGCGACATAGTTTGAGTAAGTTTTCTAAATTTATCCGTACCAACCAAACGATGTGATTGATCAGCACCTGATGTATTCCACTGCTTATATTCTTTAATATCAGTCACCCATGCCCTAAACATATCACCCTCTTCAGTAACTGCAATGATATAATTAGGACCACGACGATGTATCTTACCTACCTCACCTTGAGAATTCTGAACATACGAACCAACCTCGTACAGATTTCCATGTCTGAACGAGGTTCGTGTTGCTTCCGTATTGAAATTAGAAAATTTCATCAAATTGGTTCGCTAGTTCTGTCTTTAATATATTTAGAAGTCCAAATACCTCCACGAATTTGATTATGCTTTCCAAGTTTTCTACTAGATTCGCCACGTCTAGTACCTAGAGTTGGTTCATAATCACCGTTATTAAGTTTATAAAAATCATTTCTTCCAACCAAATACCTAGAAAATGCAATATCAACTTTTCGAGTTTTTAAATTTGACCTTAAAAGTATATTGCCTTGGGCAAAGAAATCTATATTATTAATCCCTGAACGAGAAGCACCAAAATCTTTACCAAATACTGCATATTTTTTTAATTTTTGATCTTCAATTGGTCTCCAATATGATCTGTTTAAATTTGCCAAGGAAGAGTTACTTTCCTTAAGAGTTTTAATTTGCTCAGAAATGCTTGCATCAACAGATTCTACAAATTCTCTAACTTCTATATGATTTGAAATGTTTCTTCCAGATCCACGGTTACTAATACCAGAATACTGTTGGAAATCTGTTGGAGTGGACCCTTCTTTATGGGAAATATAAAACTGGGGTTTTCCATTTTTATCAACTCCAACAAAATCTGCTTTAGCTCCAGGAGATCCAGGGACTAATCCAGCAATACATTTAAAGTGTTTACCTTTAATAGTGACATCTACACATACTTCACCTACAAGTAGATTAAATTTTCTAATAATTGCATATTCTGCATAATTATCTGGATTAGTTCTTAGCATATTACTTGGCAATTTTCTAGATCTTTTTAAATCTAGAATTAAAAGATTTTCCCATCCAGTTTGAAGATACTCTCGACCTGATTTAGGTAAGATTCTAATGCTAATCTGACGGTTTCTTGGTTTACCACCAAATAATATTGATTCCTTTGGAATTTTAAACTCGGGTTTACTATCTCTAAGTGGTTGAGTTCTAAACCCAAGTGACTTCACATAACCAAGAACTGATTCATAAAGATCATGTCTACTTCTATCAGTTTTAAATTGTATTTCGTCCTTACCCACTTTTATGACCGCAACCTCAAATCTACTATCAAGATTGAAAGGACGAATATTTGTTTCTATTTCTTCCTTTAACTGGTCAAGAGTGAAATTATCTTTATTAAAAGTGCTTTTCATCTTAACTAGTATTTGAATTTACTTTATTTATCAGCGGTCACCTGCTGCACGATTCTCTGAATGATAAACATCAAAGGATCCACCAGGATAACGCTTCTCAAGTTTCTTAACGTTGGTAGCAATTACCTCATCGAAGGATATATCAAGTGCCATTGTAGCTTGAGCAACATACCACATAACATCACCCAACTCAATAATGAGATGCTCACGATTATCTTCGTTCCACGGTTTTCCTTGGAAGACCATTTTTTTAATGATCTCAAGAAACTCACCACCCTCAGCATTGATTCCAACGCCAGCAGTAAGCAATCTCTCAATATTGGCACCTTGTCGATCCAACTCACCAATACGGTCAGCGAAATCAACAAAGTTTGTAGAGCAATCTGAAGTAACTGCTGCCACAAATTCTTCATAACGGTCAAAGTTAATGTGATTGGTCAAAAGGAAAATCCTCCGAATTTATTTGGGTTTGGTGGGTTGTTGTCGTCATCACCTGCATCAAGGATATCATCCTGTGCAGATTGCTCACAATCATACAGCCTCATCTTCGATCTGTCAATACCCAGAGCGAATCTTTTGTTGATATTGACATCATTGTATCTGTTCTTTAATTGCTTGACTAGAATCTGCCCCAACTGCTCCGATTCTTCAGTACTAATAAGGGCAAACATAAGATCAGCAGTAGCAGGGAGACCAAAGGACTCAGAAGTGTCAGTAATGTCAACATCAGAGCTACCGTAACCTGCACGAGTGGTTTGAGTAGCAGTAACGATTGGCACATTTTGTTGAACAGCGAGACAACGTAGTTCTTCAGCAATACCCTTGATGATCGTGTACGAATTTGCGTATTGTGGTTTGTACTTTTGGGAGGCACAAATATTAAGGTAATCCACAAAGATAATATCGGGTCTAAAGTTCCTTTTAAGAGACAGATCACCAAGAAGAGACCTAAAATGTCCCACATGGGCAGCAGTAGTAGGATATTCCTTAATGATAAGTTTTCCATTTGTCTTCTTTGTAAGATTGTTCACCTTAGATTCAAAAATCTGCTGTGGTAATTTAGCAAGATCTTGAATAGGGACACTCAGTAAGTTAGCATCTATACGTTCAGCAATTTTTTCTTCTGACATTTCTAAAGTAATGTACAGAACATTCTTCCCTTGCAGAAGTGCTGCTGATGCCATATGACACATACATAAGGACTTACCTGCACCTGTGCCTGCTAAGATAACACTAATTGTCTTAGCAGTTATTCCTCCATTAGTAATCTTATTGAGCATGTTAAGATCAAAAGAAATTTTAGTTTCCTTCTTATGATAGAAATCAAATCTTTGCTGATAATCATCTAGATAATCATGCCCGATTCTACTATCAAAAGTAACAGCAATAGCATCAGAAAGGATAGATGGAATAGCACCTTTATCTTTCTCAGAATCATCACCATCAGCAATCTTAATACTCTCCAGAAGTGCAAGATAAATTGCTCTATTCCTACACCACTCTTCTGTAGTATCTAATAACCATTGATAATTACAATCATGCTCTTTTAGATTACTTATAGAAGCACTGACACTTTTAAATAGATCATCACTCAAATGAGATTGAGATTGAAGATCTACTTCAAGGGATTCTTTAGTAGGACACTTCTCATACTTTTCAATAAAAGTTTTAACTAGTTTGAATAAAGTTGATACTGTGTCCGACTCAAAATATTCAACTTTGAGATATGGAAACGCTTGACGACGATACTCATCATTGGTAACCAAGTTGTTGACAATTGTGAACTCAAGAGTATTCATAGGTAATGTAAGTAAGTGCTTAAAATGTATTTGTCCTCACCTATAGTCGGGTTTCCCCGGTGAGGTATCATCCACAAAGGAGGGAAGACGATCATTCTACCACGCTTTGGTCTAATAAACCTGTCTATTCCAGTAAAACAAGTTTCTCCACCCTTATCTACAGTATTTAAATAGATTAAAAATGTAAGAAATCTTCTTGCTGAAGGATAATTTCCAACATCAACATGAGTATCAAATTGATCTGTAGTATTTTGTCTATACTTTTTTACTCTTGGATACTCATACGTATAGTTTTGGGGCAACCATTCATCACACTCAACTTGATCAACATATTTGTCTAGGAATGGGTTGAGTTTAGATATGCATTCTTGAACCATTGATTCTTCAAACACATATTCATAAAATTTTGGTTTCAGTTCATGATCTATAAATTTTGCATTTCTAGAATCAATACCACTATCGATGTAATTGATCAAAAAGTTACAGTATTGTTCGGAAAAAACATTATCATATATTTTAATGAAATCCTGAATACTACTCAACCCCATATTTAAACTCCTGCCCTGCTGCCCAATCAAGTTTCTCCATTATTTCTTCAGTGAAATACTTTTCAGGATCCTTGAGAATAGCAGAAGGATAAACAGAAGATTCGCCAACAATAACACGGTTGCCTTTACGCTCGAATACTCCGTACTTTTCACCCAGTTCCAGTAGTCCGTAGTACTGATCAAGTCCACGTGCATCATAATAAAGTCGTGTTGCAACTAACGAGTTCTCCTTAGTAAATCGTGATTTGTTTGCCTTGACTTTGATAATACTACCTATAACATCAGTACCGTCCTTCTCCTTTGACTTGGATAGATGCATGATTGTAGATGCAGCATACTTAAGTCCACTACCACCACCCATCTCAGTTTGCTCACCATAAGGATTCATAGTTTTATACGTATGATTAGTAACAATCATAGGCACTTTCAATTTACCCAGTTTACTAGTGATAATCCTGAACACTGACTTAAGAACTTGAGATTTAGTCATGTCACGAACTTGCTTATCATCTAGAGCATCTGTAAGTTCTTTTGCCGATGCCAACATTCCCATAGAATCTAAAACAATGAGAAGAGGTTTACGATCTTCTGATTTTGCTTTGAGTAAATTATCTAGAATACGAATAATCTGAGTGCGAAACTCTTCAATAGTATCTACCGGGAAGTGCCATGCTCTTTTAGGATCAATCCCACGATTGGTGAAAAGATCTGCTGTTGCTGCTGCTTCACTATCAAAATAGAAAACTGCACCATCAGGATTACTATCAAGAAAGTTTTTTGCAATTGCAATTGCATAAAATGTTTTACCAGTTGCTTGCTCACCAGCAACAGCAGTTACTCTATTATCAGGAATACCTCCATAGATACTGCCACTGAGCATAGCATTAAGGATATAAGATCCTGTGCCTATGTATCCTTGTTCATCGGATGCCTCAGAGACAACCTTAGCATACTCATTCTTTGCCTCTTTAGCAAGTGTGTCAAAAATACTCATGTGAATAAAAACGATAGGTTAGCTTGTTTTTCTGTTTTCCATCCAATTGAATCAAGAATAACCTTGAGTGGATCTAGGAATGATTTTTGGAACTGAATTTTATAATCGATATTTTTTTGAATATCCAGTTCATTAGGAAAGTTGGCAATGAATGAAATTACATTCTGCCCAACAGTATTTGGCATCTTTAGATACAAATACTTAATTTTCTCACCCTCTTGTATTAAAGGATACTTGTATGTGAGTTTGTGATTCTTGAGTTGATGATTATATACGAGGGATCCTCTTACCTGAATTGGACAACTCTTCCGGAATAGCGTAACAGGATGACTCCATTTTGTCAACCCATTGACTCCCCTAGGGAAAGCAATATCTTCGGGAGGCATCTGATAATATTCAGATTTAAATTTATCAATAAACTTGACCAAATCTTCCTCAGTTTCATTCATAATTATATTGAGTGCTTCTTTAATTTTCTTCCTACACACCGCAGGAGTAGAAGATTTAACTGCCTCAATACCCATAATTTTAAGTTTTGGTTCAGTGTATCGAACCCCTTCGCTATCCCAAACATTAAGAATGTATCGCTTCTTCGCAGTCCAGATACCACGATCAGCGATATTCTCACGCTTCATGATCATCTTTTGATCATACGTCGATAAATACTCCGCAAGTTCCTCATACGATTCTGTGATGAATGGTTCCAACTTGTCTTGACATACCTTATTAAGTATCGAAACAATTGCTGCTTTATCGTCAATCCTATTACTAAAAAATTTAGTAACAAGAGGTCCAAGGTTAAGATAGATTGAATCGGTGTCAGATGCAATGACATAATCAACATCTTCAGTTTTTAATAAGGTATTTAGATACTCATTTACTTTATTCTCAATCCAACGGATTGAAACCTGCCCTGAGAGAGTAATCGCCTCTGCGTTGGCAAGCTTGAAGTATCTGAAATACTTATTGCCAAGAGCACCATAAGCACTATTAAGTTGAATCTTACGTGCCATCTGAATATTGTTGTAGGTAGAGATGTCCTTTTCAAGTTGAGCACTAGGGTTCTTTTCATTCTCCTGTTTAGCAACAAGCATCTTTTTCTTGAAGGTAACACGTTCGTTATAGATTTTCTCCATTAACTCTGGAAGAAACCCACGAATATCCTTTTTAAACTGTGCTCCATTTGCACAAACACAATACTCACCATCAAAAGAAATACTCTTACTGAGAATTTTATCTACATTCACTGTTGGATGTTTTCTATCCAACAAAGTTTCTGGTGATATATTGTACTGCATAATGAGGTGAGGGTATAGAGAGTTAAGGTCAAATGACACCACCCAATCATAACCACCAGGAACAGGTTGTTTTACATATGCACCCTCAAATTTTTCATCCTTGTCATCTCTTTCATTGGGAGGAACAACAATGTTTTTACGGGTAAGATAATTGTAAATAATACTATCCCACATGCGAACTTGAGAGTACACATCTTGAAAGTTAACTTTAGCATCATACGAAAGATTGACAGCTAGATCAATAAGTTTCATCTTATCTTCCAAACGGTCAACAAGTTCTACGTCATGAATGTTATATGTAACAAACTTTTGCCAATCTTGCGTATAGAAATCTTTAAAAGTTTCAAACTCAGAGTGATCTAACTTCTTCTGTCCAAGTTCTACAGTAGCAATGTAATCTAATCTGTATGTTTCTTGTTTAGTGTATGTAAATTTCTTATAAAGATCTAAGTAATCTAAGATAGAGACACCAATAATTTCAAAATTAAGGTTTACTCTACCTTCAACTTCAACTTCATTTTCATACACTCTATTCCATGGTGAAAGAGATTTCATATACTTAGAAGAAAGTATACGTTCTACTCGACGGCAAATAAAAGGAACGTCAAAGTTTTTAACATTCCAACCAGTAAGAATATCTGGAGTGTTTTGTGCCCACCATGCAAGAAAATCTTTGAGCATATCTTCTTCTTTCCAGAAGACCCGATACTCAACATCGTCACGTGAGTTTTCATACTCACGTGTTCCCCATACAATAATTTCTTTAGTGTAAAAGTTCTTGATAGTTAGACATAGTATCTCTTCAGAAACTTCCCTAACACTAGGGAATCCATTTTCAGCAGAGGTTTCAATATCAATAGTATAGATTTTTAATTGATTAAGATCGTAGTCAATACGTTCTTGAGGAAATTCTGTACTAATATACTGATAAAGAAATCTGTCATAACCATAGATTTTAAAATTCTCTACGTGCTTATATTCACTAATAAATTCTCTAGCAGATTTGATAGTATCAAAATTTAATTTTTGAGCATAGTGCCCCTCTAGAGTTTTGTAATCTGTTTTTTGAGCACATTGAGCAAAAAGAACTGGAGAGAACTTTTGCTCATATTGTACTCTTTCGCCATTTTCATATCCGACATAGAGAATTTTATCTCTAGTCAAGAAAACATTACTGTAGAATTTCATCGTCAGGGGGTAGCACCTCTTTGTACTTAGAAAGGATCTCAGGATCTGGTGTCGCTAGTGTAGCAAGAGATTCGGAATAAAGCAAGACATTCCTTTGCTTGCTATAGCGAGGGAATATCCTGAGTTCTCCATCAATAATTTCCATCGGGTCTGATAGGAAACATGATGGTTCTAATTCCATTTCAGTAATCTGAGAAATCAAATACGTGCCGCTACGCAGCAGGATTGTTTTGATTTCCATTACTGCACCACTTCTACTGGTGATTCGGGAATCTCTTCCTCAGGAGGTGCAGTTGGAGATTCATCTTCTGCAAGATCAATATTATTTTTTACACAATAATCTTTTAAGATATTATCATGGGGATCATAAATTGTCACTAACCAATCTGCGGGAATAACAAATGCTCTTTGCTTAGAGAGTGGTGCCCAGTGAGTATATCTAACCGAGTATTTTGTCTGTGGTGGTTCTTCACCCTCTACCTGAAGTTCATCATTTTCCTCTGCAGTAAGTTGCATAACGAATGGATTTGATAGATGATAGGCGACAATTCCCTTCTGTTCATTGTCCATGATTTCTCTGGCGTCGGAAATAACATCCTCACCAGATTTCAATAGCATAACTTTAACGGTCATAGCGATAAATTAGTATCCTCTAAATGTTTAATGTGGTTTGAAATTTTATCAAGGTATCCACGATTGCGTAACTCTTTGAACACTAGGTTCTCAAGGGCAAACTCTCCACCTTGTTGAATTGCAGATGATCGCATGTCACGTATCTTCTTTTGAAGTTTACGTAAAACATTTACATCATCTGCTTCGTTCTCGATGAGATCATCGATCTTTTCCATCATATCACGAACCTTGCGAATTAGCAAGGGGTCCGCCAAATCTACCTGCATACGTCTTGGTTCAAGAACCCAAGCATCTTGAGTTAATGAGTATACACCTTGATTTGCAGGTAGAGGATCACTCTCATCCTGAGCATATAGTTCTACTGGATGAGCATAGATTTTGATGTCATGGACTAATGCCCATAGTTTCTTTTTGTCTCTTAGATAATCATCCAAGAGATCTGGACAGTCGGCAATCTGACTCTTGTCTACAACTAAATGAAGATCTAAATCTGAAAACCTAGTGTAGTTGTAATTAGCATTACCACCAACTAGAATAATATCCTTGATTGCTTCTTTAGGAATTTTAGCAAACTCTCCCCATTTATATGCAATCTGCAAAAGTTTATCTTTCACTTCAGCATGTAAAGACGAGGTATCATCCCAAAATTTAATATTTAATTTATCGTGATACATCAGGGTCAACCTGAGGTCTTGAAAAGATTTCACTATCCGAATGTCACGTCGTTGATGATATTATTTAGTCCTCAACAACACTAATGTTTGGTTCAATTTTGATATTTTTTAAATGGCATTTTATTTATTCAATATCATAAATTTTTCTTTTCTGATGATCTGGTACAATTTTAATTAACTCAATACTTAACATACCATTATTAAATTTAACTTCACCAACTTCTACATCATCGGATAGGTTAAAACTTTTAGCAAAAGTTCTAGTTGAAATACCACGATGCATATACTCTTCAGAATTTTTATTTTTTGCTGCAATAGATTTAACAATCAAAACATTAGTTTCAGTTGTAATCTCAATAGAATCCTTGGACCAACCAGCAAGTGCTAATTCAATTCTCCATTTGGTTTCAGTTTCCTTTACCAAATTGTATGGTGGATAAGAATCTTGAGATGTACCTAATCCATAAGAATGTAATCGATAGAATAGATCATCGTAACCTACACTGTATCTTTCAGCAGCATCTACGATGGCACCCATATCCTTTATACCGAACTTTTTAAGTCCTGTCATTATAGTAGCTCCTTTATAAGCGAGTTTGTATTTTGTGGACCCCGAAGGCATCCTTATTATATATGAAGAAATACAAAAAAACTGTTACAGCAAATACCGTAACAGATATGAGGGTTTCCGACTTTTGTAGAGACCGCACGAAAAAGGTCTCATTAATATTTAGCATATATAATATAACAATTAATGTTTGATGTAATGAAAAAATTATTTCTAACATTTGGTATGCTTCTGATGACTGCATCTACTTCTCAAGCAGGTGGACTTGTATCAAAACAATCTTCTAGTGTTCAACTAACTGTTGATGCTGCTAGATCTACTGCGGTAAGAGTAGGAAATTCTTATAGTATTTCAGGTAGTGGTATCAATACTACTGATGGCACCACAGCAGGAACTATCTCTGCTGGCAGTATTACTAG